AGACATTATATCTGACTGAGCCGACTCTTCCACATCATATAGTTTCATGCGGGAACGATCCACACCAACCACGAATCTTCGATATTTGGTTGGATCATTATACCTATTCTTCAATTGCTTTACCAGTAATTGACCTAACTCTTCAAGTTCCTCTGTTGAAATAAGAGCAAACATTAAGTCAGCCGTTGCAGGTAAACCAAAAGATTCAGATGTATCCTCTAAGCCAACATCGGTATTACCGAAGCCAGACCTTGTGGTCTGAGTTGCCGACATTATCGGTACATTGAATTCCACAGCTAATCCACGAAGTTCTTCCGCAATAGCTTTAATATATGTATAACTATTTATACTTCCGCCCATGCCTCGCATACGCGATGATGCACAAATATTCAAATAATCTATATATATTATGTCTGGTTTAAAGTTTTTCTTGAGTTTTAACTCATTTAGTAGTGCACGGAAGTGACCGGTATGAGCAGAACCTGTAGGATATTCTTTTACAATTAACTTACCAATAGACCCTTTTGCAATCTTTCCAATCTTATCGTCAAATACTTTTTTAGGTAAAGATGATAATTGTTCGATTGGCAAATTCATAAGGTTAGCATCTATTCTTTCTGCTATTCTCTCTTCAGCCATTTCCATTGTGATGTATAAAACGTTTTTGCTTTGCTCTAAAACTGATGCTGCACAATGACACATAAACAAAGATTTACCAACACCAGTTCCAGCAAGAGCAATATTTAATGTTTTATTTGGTAAACCACCTTTTGTAATTTTGTTAAAGTAATCCAAATCAAATGGAATTCTATCTTCTTTAAGATTATAAAAATTAAATCTTTCATCGGAATTATCAATATAGTCATGTCCTATTGCTTGGTCAAATGATACACCTAATGCATCAGATAGTATTTCAGGTATAGCACCTTCACTTCTCTCTGTATCTTTTTTATCAATGATCTGAATAGATTCCATTATAGCATTATAAACTGCTCGTTCTCTACACCAGTTTTCAGATTCTTTAATTAGGTAATCTGTATCAATATCAGACTTTTCTTGTATTTCATCAATAAGTCTTGATGCTTGATTTAATATTTCTTCATGTGCACTAATCTTTTTTAGCTCAAGATCTAATACTTTAGCTGTTGGTAATTTATTATGTGCATTTACAAAACTTACTATTAAATCAAATACCGTTCTATGAGAACCATCAAAGTATTCCTTTTTAACATATGGAATTACTCTTCTGCAATATTCTTCATTGTTGAGTAAATGATTAAGTATGTGTGTTGGCAGTATCTGACTCAATATTTCCTATCCTTGCTTTTTCGCTATCTAAATTATGTTCTATAATATGTTGTAAGACTGCACCCATGTAATTCTTAAAGTGCTCATCTTTTTCTAATTCATCAACAGTATGTTCTGCTGGGTCAGCTATTTGAAATGTAAACCCTAAACTAGCCATATCCAATTCAGGGCTCTCTTTTACTGATACTGTTCCATACATAACTATTACGTCTTTATATATCCCAGTTTTATATATTACACCTTGTATAGGCTGATTTTGGTTATCCACAAATCCGTAATCTTTTTCAGTAATATCAAACATTACTCTTCCTCAAAATCTAAATCAATTTCTAGTAATGGCTTATGGCCAATTGAGTAATATGTTTTTACAAATTCTTTGAAGTCTGTATCTTTAAAAATCGGATCCCAGAACTTTTTAGTTTTAGTATCTTTTTCTCTAACCTTACCATCTTCGATTTCACCAGTAGCTTTATCAACTCTTGCATACCAACCAACATTTGGTTTAGTTACATATCCGCCTGCTAAAGCAACATCTAGTATTCCACCATAGGTTGAAATACCACCTTCCCAAGTAACTTCAACTGGGATTTTAGATTTCTCTTTTACAAACCTTGATTTCTCTACATTAATTATAAAGTGATACCCTGTTATATCAGTACCTTTTTTCTGTTGTCTTCTTCCAATAATCCAAATGTTATCAGCTGAGTAGTAAATACCTGTACCACCTGAAACAATTGCTTTAGGAAATAATCCAATCTCTTGATAAGTATGATTAACAGCGAGTAAAGGGACGTTCTTCATCGTAAGATAAGGAGTAACCATTCGGAACAGTCCCTTTAACGCTTTGGCTCTTGACATATCTGCCACTGACTTTTCATTAAGTGCATCTTCTAATTCTTTCTTAGATGCAAGGTTACCGATTGAATCGATAACTATAACAACCTTATCCCCTCTTTCAAGGTTTTCTAATTGACCTGTTAGATCGAATTTAAGTTGTTCAACATTTTGAATTGGTGTATGTAATACTCTACTTGTATCAATACCAAAAGATTCAAAATACTTTTGTGGTGATCCAAACTCTGAATCATAGAATAACATTACAGCATCTTCATATTTGTTTAAATACGCAGCACCCATAAGTAATGCAAAACTTGTTTTAAAATGTTTAGAAGGTCCAGCCAATACTGTTAGTCCAGATGACAGTCCTCCCTCCATATCCCCTGATAACGCAACGTTTACCATAGGTACATCTGTAGGAATCATATCCTTCTCTGCGAATAGTGGAGAATCAGCAAGTATATCAGTACTTTTGATTTTACTATTCTTTCTCAATTTATCCATTATAGACATAATTTATCTCCTGCCTCTCGGGCTATTATATTGATTTTCCATTCTCATTTGTTTGAGTTGGCGACTTTTAGCTTCAGCTTTTTTTCTTTTTCTTTTAGCTGTAGGCTTTTCATAAAATTCTCTTTTACGAACTTCTTGAACTATCCCGGCCTTTTCACATTGCTTTCTAAACTTTCTTAAAGCTATATCGAAAGGCATCGGTTTAGACGGGCGTTTATCTTTTGGGTGCCTCTTACGAGGACTTAAATTTACTGTTGGCATAGCCACTCCTTTTTAATAATATATAATCTATTATACCATAAATTCATCTAATTGTAAATGGTTTTTTTCATATTCATACACTTTTCTTTTGTTATCTTGTAACAAGTATTCAGTGTCAATTAAATCCAACCTATTATCAAAATATAGTTTAATTTGATCCATCATATCTCTTGCAGTTTTCACTGGTACATTTTGACAGATATGGTTTAGTTGTCTTCTTGGATTTAATAACTCAAAGTCTTCAGGTAAATACATAATACTTAACATTTCTCTATAAGTTAAGAATCTATCCTCTGTTGGGTGAGTTAACTGATGAGGTAAATGTCCTACAAAAGCTCCAATGTAATTATTAGGTATTGTGATTGTTCTTCTCATAGTACAACCACCAGCATATTCTTTATCGTACATTCTTTTTAATACACGATGCCATCTAACAGATTTATCATCTTCTTTATTTTCTAGTTCTTTTATAATTCTTTGCCATGCATCAAACCTGTCTTTACCCATTTCATCAAGTATATTATACAGGTTAACATTCGTTAATTCTAGGTTTTCTACATACTCTTTATGTGTCATTCCATGTTCTTTTAGAATCCAATTATAAACTACATCTTCTGAAGGTATTAGCTTGTTATGTACTTCTGACATAGGATCGCCTTTCTTATTTTTTATTGATTTTAAAAGGTCTTCAATTCTTTGGTGTGGCTTGTGGATGTAATTAAATAAAGGGGTTTTATTACCTTTCCAAAAGAAATAGAACGTCCTATCTCTTATCTGAGAGTACCCATGGACAAGCGATTTAGTTTTAAAAATGGATAGTGTATACCCATGTTTTTTACCTATCTCACGTAACTTTTTAACTACAGGTACACCAGTACTTTGTGCTAATCTTGGTGCATTCTCTCCCCAAAATACTTTAGGCTGTATATTACCTAATACATATTCTGCTGATTCATACATCCAGTTATTAGTTGGACTATCGCCTGATGATGATTGACTTAATGATGATAACCCTGCACATGGACATACAGTATTTACTATATCAACCTTTTTTGCTTTATACTTTGGATTCTCATCTAGTTTTACATAATCACCAGTATAGTTTTTCTTGGTTCTTAAATAGTTTAAATAGTGAGCATCATTTGCTTCAAAGTCAGAATATGACAATACCCACTCAGGGTTTTGGCCACCTAATGATTCTGAAATACCTAATGATTCACCTCCGATTAATGGTACTATTGAACCATAAGTTAAATTTTTACTTTCCATTTTTTACTCTCTCCCTAAGATCGCTTGATGAGAACGA